AAGATACTGGTTATGAAAAAATACAAGTAAACTATACTGATATAAGAAACAAACTCGCAGAACAAAAACAACTCTTATTGGCGTATAAAGAATACTACGAATCAGAAGAACCTGAAGTTACGGAGTAAGTCGTGAGCCTAGAAGAACTCAAAACGCAAGTTGCACTACTTGAAAAAGATGCACAATCAGCTGAATTAATTCATCAGCGATTAGAAACTGCGATTGAGAAACTAACTGAAATAACAATATCATTAAAAGGCATGTTAGTGCAACAAGAAACTAAACTTGCCAAGGCAGAAGAAACTGATAACGACATCTTCGTTACACTAGAATCTCGCCGTTTAGAGTGGGACAATGACCTCAAAGACTTACACTCACGAATCACAACAAACAGCAGAGAACTAAGAGAACATCAGGTTCAATCAGAGAGTAAGATGCTCTATGAACTCCGTAATCTTAGACAACAGTTAGACAACAGAGTCGCTGTATTAGAGAAATGGCGATGGATTATCGTTGGCGGTTCTATCATTGTCGGCCTAATGGTATCAAATCCAGACAGCATGTTGATGCAATTATTGAGATAAAAGCTTGACAAAATTCTAAAATAGTGTATAATCTATGTTATGTCAACATACATAGATATCAAATACCTAAACCTTCTCTCAACCAGACTCCCTAAGTTCAAAAGAAAATCAGAGTATCTATTTAACTTTAGATGCCCTCATTGTGGCGATTCACAGAAGTCGCAAACGAAAGCTAGAGGGTTTGTTTATCAGAAGAAAAACGATATGTTTTTCAAATGCCACAACTGTGGTGTTGGTCAAACACTTGGCAATCTTATCAAGTTTGTCGACCCATCAATGCACAAAGAATATATCTTTGAAAGATTCAAAGAAGGTAAAGTCGTTGCTAAAAAAGAAGAACCTGAATTTGATTTCACGCCCTCTAGGTTACTTAAATCTAAAGAGAAACCATTTGCAGAGTTCACTCGTTATGATAGGGCGTTAAGACAACTAAGAAGATTTGATGAGTTAGTTCAAACACACCCAGCAAAACAGTTTGTATTTGACAGACAAATACCTAAAGAACATTTCGATAAGTTTTTTCTTGCCACTAAGTTCTATGAGTTTTGTAATGAGATTCAACCGGGCAAGTTCCCAGACTTAAAACACGACCACCCTAGAGTTGTGATACCATTCTACGATAGGGCTGGTAAGTTTTTTGCTTTTCAAGGTCGTGCTTTTGGCAAAGAACAACCCAAATATATAACAATCAAGTTTGATGAAACGAAACAAAAGATTTATGGTCTTGACAGAATTGATTTGAACAAACCTGTAATGATAACAGAAGGTCCTATCGACAGTCTGTTTTTAGATAATGCAATTGCTCTTGCTGGGGCAGATGCAGATGGTGGCATCACAATACAACACCAGCAATGCACAATGATATATGATAATGAACCAAGAAACGAACACATTGTAAATAGAATGATAAGTGCTGTTGACAAGAATTTCAATGTGTGTATCTGGCCAGCGACAGTCAGAGAAGGCAAAGATATTAATGATTTGATTCTTTCTGGAAAGTCCGCTACCCAAGTTCAAACGCTTATATATAATAATACACATAGCGGCCTCACCGCTCTTCAAAACATTAATAATTGGAAAAGGATATAAATGACCTCAGATAATCTATCGGTACGGAAAAGAAATGGTCGAGGCAAGATGCCACTAGACATTGAAAAAATACACTCAATGGTAGGACATGCGACTGAAAATATAACAGGGGTTAGTGCCTCTCATGTTGAAATGAATAGTGGCATACAATTTTTCGATGGAATATCTACAGAAGATATACAACAAATTTTAATCAAGTCTGCTAATGATTTAATTAGTTTAGATGCGCCGAACTATCAGTTTGTTGCCGCTAGATTATTATTGTTTTCATTAAGAAAGAAACTATTTCACAAGTTGTGGGAACACCCAACACTACTAGAACAAATTAACAAGTGTGTAGAACGAGGCGTTTATGATAAAGGCATACTTGAAAACTATACAACTGCCGAAATCGACAGACTGAATGGTTTTATTGACCACGAAAGAGATTACAGTTTCACTTATGCAGGCTTGCGACAAGTTATGGATAAGTATCTAGTGCAAGATAGAAGTAATGGTGATATATTTGAAACACCTCAGTTTATGTACATGATGATTGCCGCTACACTATTTGCAAAATACCCAAAAGAAAAAAGGATAACCTATGTCAAAAAATACTATGACGCCATCAGTAAGTTTAAAATTAATATTCCAACGCCTGTTATGGCTGGCGTCAGGACTCCTCTTCGTCAGTTCGCTAGTTGTGTACTGGTCGATAGCGATGATAGTTTACCTAGCATCTTTTCTAGCGACATGGCTATCGGCCGTTATGTGGCCCAACGGGCAGGTATTGGCATTAATGCTGGCAGAATTCGTGGAATCAATTCGAGGATTCGTGGTGGAGAAATTCAACACACTGGTGTTATTCCTTTTCTCAAAAAGTTCGAAGCCACAGTAAGATGTTGCACACAGAATGGTGTTCGTGGCGGAAGTGCAACAGTTCACTTCCCAATCTGGCATCAAGAAATAGAAGATATACTTGTACTGAAAAACAATAAAGGTACAGAAGATAATCGAGTACGAAAGTTAGACTACTCAATACAAATATCAAAACTATTCTACGAGAGATTTATTAAAGACGAAGAAATAACTTTGTTCTCACCACATGATGTGCCTGGTTTGTATGAGGCGTTTGGTATGCCTGAGTTTGATGAGTTGTATGAGAAGTATGAAAGAAGTTACAAGACACCGAAAACAAAGATAAGAGCTCAAGAACTCATAGGTGCATTATTGAAAGAAAGGGCAGAAACTGGTCGTATCTATATTATGAATATTGACCATTGTAACACCCATTCATCTTTCAAAGACAAAGTTTACATGTCAAATCTATGTCAAGAGATTACATTGCCGACAACACCTGTTCAACACATTGATGATGAGAATGGCGAGATTGCACTATGTATTCTGTCTGCTGTCAATCTAGGTTTAATTAAAGATAAGGATGACTTAGAAGAACTATGTGATTTGTCAGTTCGAGCATTAGATGAAATCATTGACTACCAAGAGTATCCTATTGTGGCTGCAAAACAGTCGGCACAATCAAGGCGTTCACTAGGTATTGGTTACATTGGTCTTGCTCACTATCTTGCAAAGAATCATGTTGCATACGGCGACAAAGAGGCACTTGAACTAGTAGATGAAACAACAGAGGCATTTCAATACTATCTGTTGAAAGCATCAAACAACCTTGCACAAGAAAAGGGCAAATGTGAATATTTTGAAAAGACTAAATACTCAGACGGAATACTTCCAATTGACACATACAAGAAAGACTTAGATAAGATAGTCAAAAGAAAGTTAAGTTATGATTGGAAACAATTACGAAAAGATATACAAGAACATGGACTAAGGCATAGTACACTTTCAGCACAAATGCCGTCAGAATCAAGTTCTGTTGTGTCTAACGCAACGAATGGCATAGAACCCCCACGAGATTATCTTTCAGTTAAGAAAAGTAAAAAAGGCACACTTAAACAAATTGTTCCTGATTACTACAGACTGAAAAACTTCTACACACTACTATGGGATATGCCTAGTAATGAAGGTTACATTAATGTCGTTGCAACTATGCAGAAGTATTTTGACCAGGCAATAAGTGGCAACTGGAGTTATAATCCAGAGAACTACACAGACGGTGAAGTGCCAATATCTGTCATGGCAAATGACTTATTGACTACATATAAGTTGGGATGGAAAACATCATACTATCAGAATACATATGATGCAAAGACAGACATAGATGAGCCTGCACATTCAGTTGGTTGGCATGATAATCAACCTATGAAAGAGAGAGAAGAATTTCAATCTCAGGAAGATTATGATGATTATTGTGAAGCGTGTATGATATAATGGCAAAAGGACCTATACAATTTCACAACTTACCAACAGGCGACCAGATGGTCTATTTTGACTGGATGAACGCCTTGATTGAAGATGGTCAAATCGACCCTTCAATTGATAATAACGATTACATAGATAAGATGGAAAGGATGCATAAGTGTGATGTCAATCAGACTGAACCAATATGGCCTTTCTTTGACGGAAACAATTATTTTGACCCAAACGAAGAGGAGAATATATAATGGGGAAGAGAAGCATACCAGGAATAATAACTAAAAAAGGACAACCAAAAGTGAAAAAGAATATGAGTCATAGTACATTTACAGCAAAACGCCACCCAAACAGTAAGAGGGTGAGAAATGCTTAAAACACTATTCGGTCAAAAATACACACAAAAATTTATAGATAGAGTTGCATGGCGTAAGGCACAATATTACGAGAATCGCAGACTCAAAACTATACGAGAGAACGCCACAAAGATGGCATTCAACTGGTCGCATGAATACCCTACTGGCACTCCTATTGAATATATCAGAGATGATATTATTGAAATGTGGGAAAGAGCAGACAAGGTTGGTATCTTTTCAAACATAGATGCAGAACAACACATACCTGTTGAAAAGCCAGTGTCCAGAATGGATATCATTGGTCAAAACGGCAATGATGGTTTACACTATACACAAGGACCAGGACCGTTAGACGGCAAAAAGAATGACTAAAGTATTTAATACACAAGAAGTTGATTGGACTAAACAACCGATGTTCTTTGGCGCTGAGCCGAACACGCAGAGGTTTGACCAACAAAAGTACCCCATATTTGAGAAGTTGAATCAACAACAATTGGGTTTCTTTTGGCGTCCAGAAGAAGTGTCTTTGCAAAAAGACAGAAATGATTTTAATTCATTAACAGCAGAACAGAGGCACATATTTACCGCTAATTTAAAATATCAGACACTATTAGATAGTGTACAGGGCAGAGGTCCATGTCTAGCGTTCTTGCCTTACTGTTCGTTGCCTGAATTAGAATCAATGATTGTTGCATGGGATTTTATGGAAACAATTCATAGTAGGTCATACACCTATATTATGAAGAATGTCTATTCAAATCCAACGGCTGTACTAGACACAATTGTACAGACGCCTGAAATTATGGCAAGAGCAGAAACAGTAACCGAATCATATGATAGGTTTATAGAGTATGCTCAAAAGTACCATACGACAGGCAAAGGCAACATGAGAGAGATGAAGAAACAACTATATCTAAATCTCATCAATGTAAACATACTCGAAGGGATTCGTTTCTATGTTTCATTTGCATGTTCGTTTGGTTTTGGCGAGTTAAAGTTAATGGAAGGAAGTGCAAAGATTATATCTCTTATTGCTAGAGATGAGAATGTACATCTTGCTGTTTCTCAGAACATTATAAATAACTACCGTAACAAAGAAAACGACACAGAGATGTTAGAAATCATGCAAGAGTGTGAACCACTAGTTTACAAAATGTATGATGAGGCTGTTCAACAAGAGAAAGATTGGGCAGATTATCTCTTTCAAGAAGGTTCAATGATTGGTCTAAACGCCACACTACTCAATCAGTATGTTGAGTTTATGGCAAACAGACGAATGAAAAGTATTGGACTCACACCACCATATGAACAAGGATTAAGAAACAACCCTCTGCCTTGGACAGAACATTGGTTAAATAGTCGAGGTCTACAGAACGCACCACAAGAAACAGAGATTGAAAGTTATGTTGTGGGCGGTATCAAACAAGATGTCGAAACAAACAGTTTTAAAGGATTTCAATTATGAGTAAAAAAGATGACGAAGGCAAACTAGAACTATCTGTAAGAATATTAGGTAACGAAATAATAGGATTTCAGATGATTGTAGATGACTTCAAGATGAAGTGGATGCTATTAGGTTTAGTTGCGATTGGCGCTCTCTCGTGGATTATGGTACAATTCGGTCCTATGTTGATGGAGACTTTTAGTGGCAATTAAAACAATATGCGAAAATTGTTCTGCAACATTTCTTGTAGTACATGATTTAGATGAGGACGATTATATCGAACAGTATTGTCCTTTCTGTGGCGAAGAGCATGAACAAGTTGAAGAAGATGTATTATTAAATGAAGATTGGGATTGATTATAGTTTAAGTTCACCAGGCGTATGTGTCAACACAAGTGAAGGCGAATTTAAATACGAAGATTGTACATTTTACTTCTTAACAAACACAAAGAAGTATGATGCTACATTTTGTCGCCCTTTTGTAACTAATGTTAGATACATAGGCACATCACACAAACCATACACAAGCGAACCTGAAAGATATAGTCAGATTGCTGATTGGGTTGTAGACATCATTAAAAAACACACGAAAGAATATCAAACCAAACATGGATATTTCTATTGGCCAGGTGATGCACCTATTCAGATAGAAGATTACTCGTATGGTTCCACGGGAAGAGTATTTCATATCGCAGAAAACCTAGGACTATTAAAGTATAAGTTGAAAATGGAGTGTGGTTGGGATTATAATTTAATTCCGCCATCAGTTATTAAGAAGTTTGCGACAGGAAAAGGAAACGCAAATAAAGAGTTAATGATTGACGCATTTGAAAAAGATACAGGCACAAATCTTGCACAAGTGTTCGATACGACATCAAAATCACCAGTTTCAGATGTAGCAGATGCGTATTTCATCTGTAAATATACAACAGAATAAAGTCAAAGTTTCTGATTTTCTAAATATAGGCAGATACAACACCAAAAGTGCGTATCTAATCCGAAATTTGATTTGATATCTCAAGCTTCATTTAACTCAGGCGTGAAAAATGACAAAAATAAAATCATTCTATACCAAACTACTCACATTCTTACGAATCAATGCTGCCTCATCTCAAGACAGCGATGATGATGATGACATGTGGTTCAGAATGCCGTTATAATTCACGCCAGAGTTTATCTTTACGCAAAAAACATGGAATAATGCTTGACATTAGTCCTCAACCAGTGTATAATATAGTAAAAACTACTTAAAAAACAATGTCAAAGATTGTAGCTATCTCTCTATTAGTACTATGCATGTATATGTTGGTTACACCTATAGATAATCGTGTACAATTTGACGCTATACAGGAGATAGAATGAAGAAATTAATTGCACTATTCACAATAGCAGTATCAACCGCTACAATGGCATCAAATCCATACTCAGCAGATACAGCTGTCATATTCGACCACTACAAAAATGTAATTCAACAGACACCATATAGAGTTGAGGTGTGTCAAGACAGACTACAACCTGCTGGCGACGGAAGTGCGACTAATGAATTAGTTGGTGCATTATTTGGTGGTGCCATAGGCAATCAGTTTGGTAATGGTGATGGAAAAGATGCAATGACTCTATTCGGCGCTCTTATGGGTGCTTCGCTAGCACATGATGAAGAACTTGCGAACAACCCAGGCACTAGAACTGTTACTGTCTGTGATGTTCAAACAAGATATGAAGAATCTGTAAGTAAAGTTTACAGTCATTCAACTTTGTCATTCAGAGCTAACGGTAAAGAATATAAAGTTGATTTTATAAAGTAAGGAAAGAAAATGCAAGTTATAGTTTATAGTAAACCTGCCTGTCAATTTTGCGATAAAGCAAAGGCGTTATTAACGCAACTTAAAATCGAATATACAGAAAAGGTAGTTACTAAAGATATTTCTTTAGAGGAACTCTTTAAAGAATTAGGCAAAACGGTACGAACAATACCACAGATTGTGATTGATGAAAATCACATAGGGGGTTTCAATGAACTCCGAGAACACTTTGTAGACAAAGGTAAGATAAACTACAAGGGCGAACTTTTATAAAACTTGAGGAATAATTACATGATGGAAGAAGATTTAAAAAAAGAAGCAGTTAGACAAAGAATGGCAAAACTTCGTGCAATGCGAAAGCCACCAAAACTAACAAATGTACACCACACGGTGAAATCATTACCAGAGAGCAACACGCTATCTTATGCAAATGTTAAGAATTGGATAAAAACACAAGAGTCAATCGTTAAGACTGCACGACTAACAGAACGCTCAAGAAACGGCGACATATCACAAAAGGACAAAGACAAGGCAATGAGAACTCGAATGGGTGCTCAGTCTTATATT